CCCTGTTCTGAGTGCATAGCGTTGGTTTGTATAACAATAACGGAACAGTTGTTATCTGGATCATAGCAACCTCCGACTGCATCTATATAAGGGTATCTTTCTGTTGCGAGAGGTGAGCTAACAGTAGATGCTGAGTCGGAATGCCCCAGTGTCAACAAGGAACCAAAGGTAATATCCGTTCCTGATATGGTTCCCACTTTGGCATAACCCAATCCAGTTGTCCCGTTACGATATGTAATTATCACTTTTTGTGCGCTTGCATCATACCAAGCACCGCATGTATTTTGAGTAATCTTTTCTCCAGTTACATTGTCAACCGTAGCCACAGTTCCAAACGTAACAGAATTATCTGAATTGTCTACGGTAGCAACTACAGCTTTAAGATGGTCAGAATCTCCACCGTCAGTGTAGAAGATGACATTCTTATTAGCGTTTGCGTCATGCACAACACAAGTCATAATTGTTTCGGCTGACTCAAATACTACGGCAGAACCATAGGCATGTGAGTCATCTGAGTTATCAATCTCTGCCACTATTGCTGTGCCGTAGTCACTATTGGCATCATCTTGATACGCAATAAGTATCCTGTTCTGGTCGCTGTCAAACACAGAGGATACTCCCATTATCGCACCATCGAATGTAACCTCTGCTCCTGTGTCAATAGAGTCATCAGAAGGATCAATATCAAGAACCTGTGATTTCGCTCCACTTGAATGTACGTAGGTTACTAAGAATCTATCCGCATTAGTGTCATAAGTAGCAGAAATCGAACCACTAGCACCACTCTTAATTGTTACTGCATTAGCGTTAGTTACTGTATTTTTTGTCCCAGTTTTAGCTACATCAACTACAGCACCTTGAACATCACCTGTATGAGCAACGGTCAGGGTCTTGTCGTTGTCAGGGTCATACTCAACGAGTATTGGAGATGCACCAGTTATTTTACAATCTATGAGTCCTGTCCAACCGCCCTCCAATTGCTTTGCCTTACCATCAGTTGTAACGTAACATGCTGCACCTGCCGCTATGTTACCGTCAGCAACTAGCTGAACTGTTCCGCCACCACCTGCATCTTCCCACGCTGGAGCAGCACCTGCACCAGCAGAGGTCAACACCTGCCCATCCGTACCGTAGTTAGCACCACCTACACCGAGTTCTCCTTGACTAGTAAATCGGAATTTCTCAGTTGCAGCTTCACTATGCCCTGTCATAAAGAGTAAGTCTGTAGCGTTTGAGTCAGCGGCAAATGTGGATTGTGCTACTGCTTGTATACCAGCAGCTACAGTGATTGCATCTGTTCCACCTGCTTCAAGAGGAGCTTGGAACTCAACCTTTCCAATTACATCGTTAGCGTTGATGTCAGTTAAAGCTGTAGAGAGAAGTAATTTACCTGTTGATGTAGTTGCATCAGCGGATGGGCCACGAATCTCAAGGCGGTCTTCTGATTGGTCATATAACATAAATGCGCCAGCAGAAGCACCGAAGAATTTAACGTCATGTCCTGTGTCATCGACTCCTACAGTTAGTGTTCCAACAACTCCTAAAGCCGATCCATTAAATGTAAGGTTAGCTTCACCTGCTAGAGCATTAGCCCCAGTTACCGTAGCTATTGTATTGTCTGTACTTCCGCTTAATGAAACAGAAGTCGTTGCAGCACCTATATCAGAGGCTACTTGTGTTCCAGTTCTGTAATCTACGTTACCTGAACTATCTAATACTAAGAACTTATCTGTATCTGTTCCTGCCGCTGCAACGGTTGATAATGTAAGCGTATTAGCAACGGTAGCTTTGCCTAAAATAGCTAATGTAGAGTTAGATACCGTAGCGTTAGGAGTAATAGTGAGTTGATCTACATAGGTTCCCTGAGAATTTATATCATTACCAAATCCCAAAACACCATCAGTGCCAGCATCTATTCTCCACCTATCTGAAGCATCTTCTCCTTCATCAGCGTAGAGTTCTATAGCTGCAATAGCTCCTTCATTAGCACGAACCTTAAGAACTTCAGTGTCTACAGAAGTTAATTGGATTGCATCATCAAATTTAATTCTTCTCTTTGAAGAACCTGAAGTAATCTGAACATCAAACTCTCCACTGGTTGTATGCGCAATTGCCCAGTATCCAGACGAGTTTGTGGTAGTCGAAGCTCGGCTAGTGGATGTATCGTTCTTATCGAATAGATTTACGGTAGCACCAGAGACTGCATCTCCGCTGTCGTCATAAACGAAGCCACCGAAGTTAATTGTTGGTACCGCCATGTTAGCCTCCTAGCCTAGAACGGTCTTGATAATTTAAAGCGTCCTGGGTAATCCCTACAGGGTCTTGTAGTAAATCATCTTCGTCTACAAATATTAATGTTATTCCTTGTCCGGCCAAAAATTGCCTTGTAAATATATCTTTAGCCTTTGTTTCTGCGCCGAGTTCATAGTGATAATACACTCCCTGAACGTTTACTGCCAAGTCAGGCGGATTATAGAACATGAAGTCTATAATTGCACCTCCCTTATCTAGCCTCCCTCCAGCCAATGCACTTTGATACGTGAAATCGCTTCCTTCCGTATAGCCTAACTCCGCTAAAGAAGAATAAAATAGCCATTCAGGAAGTGATCCTGCCCATCCCTCTGGGACAGATGTTTCTCTTATTTGTTGTGCATTAACCATCTAGGATCACGCTCCAGCAAACCTTATCGTTAGTAGATGCTGCATCTACATAGAGAGAAGAGAACGCTACAGTCCCGCCAGATTCCGCAAAGTTAATTTCTATGGTATTAGTCGCATCTAATTCATATCCATTAGATGAACTCACATCAGAAACACCCAAGTAAATCATTCCTGAATTACCAGCTAATGCTTTAACCTGAATCCAACGCACACGATTAGTAGTATTACTAAGCTGCACCCTTGTGCCAGCACTAGCCACGTTAGTTGTTCCTGAATCAAATATCATGGTTCCACCAAAGTTATCCTACTAGTTCCTCTCTCATCGTAGCCTGTAAATTCAATACCAGTAGCTGATGTGACATCAACGTAATAATTCCTGTCACCACCACTATCATCTCGGAATGTAAATTCAACCAGGGTATTAGATTCTATTGCGCTTACAAGAGCCGCTCGTAAATCTAGAGGAGTCTTGCCTTTATAAGTATCGTTAAGCGAAACCTCAACGGTATGCCCATACTTAGCAGGCAACTTCTTGCGATACTCAAGCGTTAAGGAAACAACGTCTGGAGATTTCTTCATAATCGCTATAGTCGAACCTGCCTCTCTTGCAAGTGTGAGCTTGAACTTGATCGACCTAAAGCTCACTCCTACACCAGAAGCGAAAGAATATTCAGTAGTTCCTGATGAGGATATAGTTCCGAGACTCGTATAACTATCAGAGTAATCAGTTGCGTATTGAACTGCTACCGTTTCATTTGTGCCCGCTCCGTCAACTTCAACCTTTAGCTTCAAGGCAAGTTTGTCTATCTCAACCTGTTGAGCATCAAACCAAGGAGTCTCATGTACTCCCGAAGTATCATAAGCATAATCAGTTCCTCCCACAGACGTTAGCTGAGAAGGATTAGTAACATCAAAAGGAATCAGTTGATGATAAACCTTTCCATTAAAGCCCCACCATAGACGGTAATCACCTTTGCCTGCATCAGATACATGTAACATGTCAACAGGCTTTCCCGCATTAGCAGAAGGAGCAATCCATTTAGTTTCCCATCCGGTATCATTCCAAGCCACTATCGAACTCTGTCCTGTTGAAACAGCAATTACAGGAGAGCTATGTCCCGACATACCAGCAGTCGCTCCATATTGCCACGGGATATCATCTTCTCCCTGCGCTCCAGGCGCAGTCGTAGCATCAATGGCTGCTATTAACTCCGTATGACTTCCAGCCAAATCTTTAATAGTCCCTCTGTAAGTAGCAGGAAGACCATCATCTCTATCTGGCCCCATCACAGTGATTACAGCATTATTGGAACCATTAATATATTTATATATACCTAATCCAGAAGGAACATAGATACTATCACGCCACCTGATCGAACCTACTCCATTAAATTCGTGAAAAGGAAGTTCAAATTCTGTAGGAACAAACCTGGCGTTTGCAGAATCATGTGCAAATAACCCTTCCTTGGTTGCCGCATACAAAATATGTTCTCCCGCAGCATCACGCCCGACGAACAAATCGGTTACGAATCCATTCTGCACAGGCAACTTCGCATCATTGACAGGAGTCCCTGCAATTGTGAGTGTATACCAAAGCTGCCCTGTTGAATCTATTCCCCATAACCTGTCATCCCAGAATGCAAGATACTTAGCATCCGTAGTCTTATCTGCAACCGTAGTAGCAGAAGAGAAATAACTATAGCCACCCGTATGAGCGACTACTATGTAATCCGTTCCTCCCATTCTTACGGTTATTGAATCAGTCGGAATAGAAGGGAAAGAATATGCACTACTACTATTAGTTACCCTAGTCCACCTGTCATTACCCTCAGAGTAATAATATGGAGCATCTGCCCATCCCGCATACAATACAGTTCCTAAGTCCTGTATAAAAGTAATTGCTCCGTTAAGGTCATTGTCATCAGGGTCTTTACTAGTAGTCGCAGTCGATAGGGCAGGGAGGACTAAATGATGTCTATGCCTTAGATTGCAAGTGCTATGCCACGCCCTATCCACGTCAGCAGCTCCCTGAATCCTCTCAACGCCAATCCCTCCTCGCCAGTCTGACCAAGAAATAACAGAAGCCCGTGTCTGACTATCTCTTGTGGTGTCACCTATAACAACTTTAGCAGGATATAAAGAGGCAAGCACGCTTTGAACAGGACGAGTTAACGGGTAATACGTCCCATTTAAATATATCTCGTTAGCTTCTACAACTTTGCTTGCCATTACTCAACCCATCTACCTGTAATCATAGTAGGAAACGCTCTCTTACTTTGTTCTGCAAGCCCGAACCAGAACGCTGCCTGTTGCCGTTTCTGATCTGGGTCTGTTCCAGGGCCTCCGCTTGCTGCGGCAAATGCTAACCCTGTAGCTCTCGCTATTATATAACTATCATCTATCTCGGAAGTAGCTGTCTCAGTCGTTAGCAATGCAGGTTTATCTCCACCTTGAATCTTTAACAACGAATACCCTGCCTCTAATCTGCCTGAGTCAGTCAGTATCAAGTCTCTTGCATTACGGTCTATTCTCCATAAATGTTTAGGGAAAATTGTCCATTCAGCAGTGTCATTCTGAACTACCTTGATATCATCAAGCCTCACCTGACAGGCCCCTAAGTCCGAATCATACTCCAACCCTATAGATATGATTGCCGTATCTGTCTCTGGGTTAGCTAGGGCTATTCTTACGTAAGTCCATGTGTTAGCTGTCAGTGCAGGAACTTCTAAAGTCTCAATTGGAGATGCACAAGAAGCTGAGTCATCTAATAGAATCTTTAAATTCCCTGCGCTTGTAGCTACGGTGGATTTAACCCAACACTCTAAGTAATCATACTTAGATATATCTTTACTTGAAATCGAATCAGTAGCTATGTCACCAGCAGATGCACCTGCCGCAATGACAAACTTATTGCTGCCAGTTCCTCTTTTCTTATCTTCTGTATCTACAGTAACGGTAATATCACTATCGACCGTCTCGTCAAACGCTGCATTACAAGAATGTAATAAAGTTGATGTAACTTTGTTTCTATAATACAGCCTGTTAATTATCGAGATGTTAGACGGTATATCAAACCGCATGTTTCTATTATCCGCATGAAGGCTAACGTCCTCTACAGGATCATATGCTTGACCGGTGGCGTCAATAATTGCTTGATTAATAAACTCCTCAATTACTTCAGGCTCATACGCATCATCCCAGATTTCGTATGTATCTCCACTAGCTACAGTAAAGCTGGCATTCTGTTGAAACTGAACAGTGTTATTACTAGCAGTGTAATCATTAACATACTGGGTAGTCTGGGTAGTTCCATCACTGGCATCTGTAACTAAAATAATCTTCCCATTATAAGTATCATCACCACCTCTAAAGGTATTAACATCAATTAAGGTATTATTAGTTCCGCCTGTAGCTGTACCAGCTTTCAAGACACCTAAGTTATATCCTATTGATTGTCGGAGTTGCTTTCTTGTTCTTCCTTGCACTGGCATAATGTAGCCTCGCTCTGCAATTCGATTACAGTTCGCTTTAATGCAGATAACTGTAACTCTAAGTTAGTTATTAAGTTGTTCTTCTCGCTCAATACACCCGTAATATCTGCCTGAGTAATACTGATTGAAGTGTTCTGTTCGACCATCAGATACCTCTATATGTTATTTTGTTGTTAGTAGATTCCCGCATCCTTGCGGTATACTTCTTAAATTCGTCTATCGCCTTACCAATCTCCTTGAGTTCATCTCCCGTAGGCTTACGCTTCATCTCTCTCTCTTTCTCTTCTTCTAAGAAAGTCTCGAAAGATTGAGCTGCCATGTCCTCTACGTGTGCCTTGCTAACCGTAGGGTCAGCAGGTATTGATACCTCACACATCCTTCCGGTCACAGGAGACTTCATCTTGAACTGGTGAACCACCATAGACGCCCCAGACTCGCCATTAAACCCAACGTCAGTTGAGCCTAAATAGACCATACCCTGAGGCGTCCATAGTTCGTTCATCTTAGAACAGATTCATAAGCATAACGGTATGGAACTCATTGTCCACACCGGCTTTACCATGCACTCTAGCTATAGCAGGAGTAGTGTCAGCACCAACAGCAAGGAATTGCCCTGCGTGGTTTGAACTTGCACCTACTAAAGTACCAAAGGCTGGGGTACCGTCTATCTTAACAGAAGCTATTCCTGCTACCTGAACCCAACCGAAATAGTCAGCCTCAAGATCAGCGCAGGTTACTCCTACGAATCGTCCTGCAACGGCTGCAGGAGCAACTACGATATCCTTGTAAGGACTCTTAATAAGACCAACGGTGTCTGTACCTGCTGTAATAGCAGTTTGGAATCCATCGGACTCATCTATAGTAATTGTTCCAGTGCCGCTACTTGCAATAGCTGGATGAGACTTAATCTTATACATCTCGTGAGGAGTTGTAGAAGCTAAGTTAGAGAACAAGTATCCTTCTGCATACAAGTCTTTAGCAGCGGCAGTGCCTCCAAGGGTAACGCCAATGGTTGTTCCACCAGCAGCACCAGTAGTTGCTACTACCAAGTCTTCATCGTGATTTCCTGCTGGAGCTTCAGCAGCTACTAACAGTCCTTCACCTATTGCGGAGCCACCATTCTCAACATAACGGAATACTCTTCCATCTGGCAAAGCCATTGTTGTTCCATATGTAGCTCTTTTCTTGTCATGGGTCTGCTTTTCAAACCCATATTTCCCACCTTGAATTGACGGAAACGACATTTCAAACCTCCTTTAAAGGTTATTTATAACAGGTTCATACGCCCTGCGACCAACCGTTAAGATTAGGATAGCGGGAGGCACGGTCAATCGTTACACCTCCCATTACCCACTATTTATTTTTTGTCCGATGTTGCAGAACACCAAGAACACTCACAGTTTTCTCCTGGTTTCCAAGTAAACAATCCGATCTTTGCTTTCCTTCTTACATAGTCTGGATTGCCAGGGACATTACGGACGGCAGTCCCGACTTCATCACACAAACTTCCGTCTGTATTATAAGAAGCCTTATGCCGGTATAAAGTTGTCTTAGGTTGCCAATCATCTATATAAGACATTGAGTAGCCTAATCCAGCTAACTCCTGCTTCAGCTTATTTCGTTCTGTTATACCCGTTACCATGAGTCACCTCTAGTTATTAGTTGCTAGTGCAGTTACGTCAAACGTGATTCCTGCTCCTCTGGTGTCATCTAATTCAAAGACACCATAGTCAGCAGTCATTACAACTTCAGTAGCCCTGAGTGAAGCATCTCGTTGTCGCTCAGTTCTAGTATCAACGCTAGTAAGAGTTGCCATTGCTCCTTTGTCAGCAATAACACCAATACCATCACCGTCAGAATCTTCCGTAATATTCCCGTCTTCAAATATGGGAACATTATTCATTGGGCGTAAACCACTCCAGAAGTTAGCAAGCAAGTCCTGTGACCAGCCTTCAGGAATAGCTGCTGATCCAGAGGAGGCTACTACAGCCGACTCTTTGGACAAGTAAGCTACAGCGTTAGGGTGGTGCAGTATATATAACTGCGAACCAAACTTGTTAGCTTTTGCATAAGCGATAACACCTTGTACGTTAGATGCTTTCATAAACTTGGTAGCAGCACCTAATTTGGTTCCACCATTCAAGTTAGTATAAAGGCCAAGAACATCAGTGTCTTTCTTTCGTGCCATACCATCACCAAGCTGTCGCCCGATAATAGAGAAGACATTAGGTGCAGACTGACGAACAAGTTTATCAGTAAGAATTACCTTTGCTCCTACCTCGGATGCGGTAAGGTCAACGGTAGTCATACCAATCTCTTCTTCGTCAACAATGTCGATTCCATCCTGGAGATCGCTCATGGACATCTGCCCGACCTTTGGAACGGTCATTTGTTTAGCCCCTTTAGGGAGCTTGAACTGCTCTGTAAGAGCGAGTGCTGGAGCATTATGCTCCTCTGTATATCTGGCTGCTGAAATTATAATGCGTTGAGCATTTTCCAGATTACCAGTTGTAGCTGTCTGTGCCAATTTAAATTCTCCTTATAATATAAATTTAACCTAGTCCAGCAGCCCTTCGTGCTGCCGCTGCTGCCTGAGACGATCTGTCTCCCTGGTTGTATCGCTCAAGCCATCTGTCCTCATCGGTGGAAGCTGCGGGAGTACTTTGACTATCGTCAAATGTTTGCGAGGGAACTAGCTGCGCCCTTAGCTTAGCTATTTCCGCATCCTTTGCCTTGTCAGACTGGATGCGTTTCGCAGCCTCTTCCATGCTTTGAGGATCGTTGTATTTTTCTAAAGTTTGCAAGTCATCAATATTGTCTAACTTATACTGCTTGTAAAAATGTATCGCAGCATTTCGTTTTCCTTCTTCGTGACGTAGTTGCTCTTGTTGTTGTTGCTGGGTCGCACGTAATTGCACTTGCGCCTCAACCTGCTGCCGTGCATATTGCGCTGCTTGATCAGGCAAATAGCCTTGCTGTTCCAGTTGCTGCTGAAGATTCCGTTCATACTGCTGCACCTGGGCCTGATACTGCGCCTGTGCATACTGCGCATTCTGCTGCTCTACCTCCTGAAGTCTCTGATTCAAATTGTCTACATCAGGTGTAGGAGCAGAAGAAACAGGAGGAGTATCCTCCGACTCTAATGCAGGCTCTACAGGAGAAGCCTCCGCAACATTACCAGAAGGAGCAGGAGTAGCTTCTTCTGTTCCTGTAGCAGGTGCTTCAGCACTAGGCTCCTCTGTATCTGGAGTAGCTACATCTTCAAACGTATTTACACCAGCAAAATCCTCTGTAATATCTGTAGTAGTATTACCTGACTCCGCAGGGGCTTCTGTGCTTTCTATAGGTTGTTCTGTCTGATTTACCATATCTTTTCCTTTCGACCTTTAAAATACTATTAATATAGCCTGTTCGTCAACGAGTTATCTATTGCAGTATATCTATCCCTCCCGAACCTTCGCCTCTCCACAGCTTACGTTTCATCTGTTTTGCGTCAATAGTTACTGGGTCATACCAGTCATACCAGAAGGTTAAGAGGTAATCCATTCTGGGATATCCATTCTCTAACGCATCACGCCCAACAAGGTTCTTACGCATTTGTTTTCGGTATTGAACAACTGATCTAATTTGAGCATCCTCTTGATATATCTCGTTCTTTCTAGCGGAGCCTGAATGTAAGTATTCCTGCCATCTTCCTGAAAGCTGAGGGTAGCTAATATCAGCCCCTTCGCCTAACAAACTATCTAATGTATCTCCTACGTCCCAGTAAGAAGACAAATATTTCATATGAGCATTATAATCTTTTTCTGTCTCAGTAAGGCTTGCGTTAAGAGTTCTCATAAACTCGTCATACAAGTTAAGGTTCCCTTCATTAGTTGCCCTGTCCCTAACATGCTCAAAGAATCCGTTCCTGTCTTCAAAGTATTCTGACCACGTACGCCCAGGGACTTCTTCAGGAGTTGGAATATTATAATAAGCTGCTATAAGCAAATCAGCAGCAGACCTTTCGTCTTGCATCCTTCCCGCAGCAGTATAAAAGGCTTCATACCAAGCACTCTTCTGCTCCTGGTTCTCAGGGTCAAACCCTGCTGGGAATATCCATGTAGTTAGAAGCTCTGCTCCCTCTATCCTGCTATACTTCTCGCTACGTCGCTCTTTCCATTCTTTAGAATCTATACCTCCTCCAGTATTCATCCAAGCATCTAAAGAAGCATCATCGTCTTGTTGCCTAAACCTAAGCTCAGTGCGCATTTTGCCAAGCAACCGAGCCTGGCTCCTTTGCTCTTCATAATCTATTTCAGGGAACTCCTCCGAAACTATAAACCGTCGCATCTCACGCAAGCCACCACCACGGTCAGGAGCAAACCTTGCTTGTATCCCAGAAGCCTCTAACAATTGCTCCACAACATTTCCTTCGGGAGGAGGAGATTGACGAATTAACTTCTGAAACTTTTCGTACTCTTCACGAGTAAAAGATGCCAGCATCTCTCTTCGACCAGTTCTATCCATCTTTCTGTAATCAGCAACCTTCGACTCCATAGACCGTGCTTCATTCTTTCGCAACGCATCAAGGGTATTAATTGTGTAATCCGTCATGTCTCGGATTCGTCTCCCAATTCCTCCAAACGCACTGTCATAAAGATGATCTAACCTTTGAGGATTCTTATAAGTTTCTGGCATCCATCCAGAATCACCTAGTCTATCTGCAATAATACGTGCTGCATCGGAAGTGTATTGCGTATACTGTTCCTCTACAGGGAGATCAGCATAATCAGGATTCACAATTGGCTCATCTCTATACAAGTCAATACCTGAAGCCTCTTCATAAGCAGCACTAACAAGTTCTGGTAAAGGCAGATCATTTATTGGGGAAGAAGCCTTCCACGTACTCTTTGCCCAAAGTTTCCAGCTAACAGGGTCATCTGAGAAACCTCTCTCCATTATGTGAGTAATACTTCCAAAGAACAAAGCAAGCTCACGTAATCTATGAGGAATCACAACATAATTCGGGTCAGGTCTGCCCGTCACAGGATTAACTATCACGTCTCCATTTTCATCTGTCTTGGCAGGTTGCATAATAACTAATCCGTTATACCTAATATAGCTAGGAATATCCCAATACTCTTCGTGCTGGAAATTGTGCATTATGTGTAATCCAGAATAAGCAGACATGGCTGATGCCATTGTGATAGCGGCAGCACCACGGGTATTGAGCCATGGAACATCACGCCCTAGCAATCGTGGCCCTAGAATGTCATCGTATCTGTCCGTAACACCCGCACGTTTACCTAACCCAGCTTCCCATCCACCAAATTCAAAAGCCCTGCCCGCAGTAGCATCTTGTGCTGGCCTAATCTCTGGATGCAATTTCGCTCCCATCATCCTGAAAGGCATCTTTGTCCCTTCAAAAGATGCGTTAAGGAACATGAAGTAATTATTCCATCGCCGTATTACATCTCCTCCTCGATTGAAGTTAATTGTTGATTCCAGAGCATTCATTGCGGCATGCCTGGCTTCAGGGCTGTCCATTATGCCATACCCTAAGCCCTTGCCTCCACCAGGCTTCCAGTCCCTGTATAATTCATCCCTCCACTTATTCTTGTCCAAATCCATTAACCTGCGCCATTCCTTTTTGCCGTACGCTTCCGTAATCAATCGCTTAAAAGTCTTCTCCGCAACTAATAACCTGGGAGCCTGCTCTACATACTCACCAATCACAGGTATTTTCAAGTATTTTCTAGCACCATCAGAAAGAACATCCCTCAATTTCCTGGTTTGGTTAGGGAAAACAATCTGAGCATTTACATGACCCACCCGATTTAATTCTCTCTGCATTTCACGAGCAACCGAAGTAACATCATAGACTCTTGACTGGTAACCTCCAGCTGCCTCCATCATTTCTTTAAACCTGTCTTCACCAGCACCAGGACGAATAGCTCTATCTATGCTTCTTGCTAGTCTCCACCAAACAGTAGTAGGCATAATCCTATACCGTAATGCGACTGTGAATTGATCTATAAAACCATTCCCAATCATAAACAATGGATCAAAAGTAGTATAAGTAGATTTAAAATAAGAATTGGCAAGTGAGAATACATTCTCTATTTCCCGATCTCCCATCACTCCAAGCCCTGCACGTCCATACAACGCATCCCACCAGACTTTATCTACCTCTTCAGGAGTATCGGTTCCTTGTCCATAAATCCTTTTCTTACCGTCTTTAAAAAATGTTATATACCCAGTTCCTTTTGCCTCTGAATACGAAGGAGAACGTCCTGTCTTATCAAAGTAATCTGTCCAGTCCTTAAGTCCAATACGGCTTCGCATAGCATTATCCACAAACGCCTCGCTTGCCCTGTTTCGAGTAATACGAACCTGTTGTTGTAATAATCTGCGAAGTAACAAATCTCCAACTGGAGAAGCGGCAGTCAACGGAACATCATTTGCAAGGGAAAGATTGTACACTCCATCTGATATTGGATTTCTAAATCTATTTAAGGAACCAGCACTACTAGGAACATCAGCAAACTCAATGTAATCTATTGGATTATAATTCGGGAAGTCCCTTGTCCACTCATCAAACTGGGCTTTAGTAATAAATCCTTCCTCCAATAATTGAAACCTCATATGTTGGTAATGATCCAAAACAGCCGCCGCTCCAGTAACAGAATCGTCACCAGCTAAAGGCTTTACCGAAATAATCCCATTGGCATCCCGTGGCAAGTCTTCAGACCCAATTGCATATTTCAGCCGCTGTGCCGCCTGTTCTTTAGTAAGTCCTTCGCCTCCACGCTCTCTGGGAATCCGCCACTTTTTTTGCAGGGAGTCCCTCCATATTTCCTTTCCGTCCTCGGTTATAAGTTCTTCATCTATGGCTCTAACGGCTGTCTTAGTTTTAGGAACATCAATCTTTACCCCTGAAGGAATAAACTGCTTCTCCCCAGGACGCAAGTCACGAAGTATATACATCTGCCCTACATTACGTTTAATATTCGCTGCCTCTGTAGGGTTTTCTAGCTTCAGCCTCTTAATATGCTCATGCAGTTCACCCAAGTGCTTCCCCTGCAAAACCATATCTATATCTTCCTGAGTAAGTCCGTGAGCCTCTCGTCTTCCAATATGCTTAACAACCTGAGTGCGCATAAGGTTTTCATACATATTGACCGCACGAATAGCCGCCCCTGGACTTAACACCACCGCAGCTACTAAGTCTTGCTTGCTTCCGTGCCTGAACAGTCCCATTCTGCTCCTAAACGAATTGTCTTGCAAAACCCGTAAAGCGTAAGTGGAATCATGCAGAGAGTAAATTAACTTAACGTAACCATCTGCCGTAAGACCAAAAACACTTTCTCTTCCTGCTTTAGCTATTTCATCTGGGTCACGCCTAGCTACCTTCCCAAGCAACCCGTCACGGTGCATCTCTTTAATCAGCGCATGATTAGCTGAGTCAGGAACGTCAAGCCCATAATTCCACCTAAACTTAGGATTAGGAATGCTTCTCCGAAACCTCCCAGGAACCTCTTCCCAAACATAAGAATCTGGGCGTCCCCACCTTGCACGGTTAGCAGCTCCTTCAGTGTCTTCAACAAACTGCCTAGGAGCAGAAGTTTCTCTTATGGGTTCGCTTATATCTCTATCATTAAAAGTTATCGGATCAGTAGCCTTTGCCTCATTAACATATCCGTCATTCCTTATTGGCCTACGCAGTTCTCCAACAGGATAGTCCACTCCGTCCCTCAAAGAATCCATAGCCTTTACCGTAAGACGATTTATTTCTTCCGCATAATCTTGAGCAGCTTCTGCGCCATACTTTTGCCTTACATCGGAAAGCCTTGCAAGTTGCTGCTCAGACCACAAAGTAGATTGGTTAGGATCGTTAGGGTTATGTGCATCCCAACGAGTTTTAAACTTCGTCATAAAGTTTTCGTTCTGGAATGATTCCGCCACTCCAACCCTGTCTATAACACCCTCTTCAAGAGGAGAGGTGCGGCTTTCATTAATAAAATCTCTACGTGCTATATTCTTTAAATCCACAGCAGAAATCGAATCCGCACGTGCCGCTACTGGAGTATTAAGCCCTATGTTTCTATAAGCAGGATTCACCCCTCTAACATAGGTAGGAGCATATTTCTTTTCAGGAACCTCACGAGGCTTGAGAAACTGGTTGTCAAAAAGCTCATCCCTATCTTTATAGAAGATACCTTTATTGTTATAAAGCACCTTGTTCGGCAATTTTGCCTTAGCGTTTCGTACTACTTTATTACCACTTATAACAAAATAATCATCCACAGGAGCGGTGAAATGTATCCGAACAACCT